CACCGTCGCCGTGAAGTCGAACGCCCCTGCCGTCACCGTGAATGGCCCTTGCAACGAGGACGATACCTCGAAGTCCCTCACATAGATAACCGTCGCGTGACTCTGCGTCGTCCCAGTAAGCCTCATCACATCGGTGCTCTTGAACTGGGTCTGACTAGGCCCCGGATAGATACCACTACCTTGAGCGGCAAAGATCGCAGTCAGCACGAGAGGAGGATTCAACGCTCTAGTGTAAGTAACGTTCTGAGATTGACCCCCATCATCAACCGTTGCATATATCGTGCCGGAAATCGTAGCGCTAATCGTTGCTGAGCCTGTAAAGCGACGTGTGTTCGTCACCGCAACCAGGTTCGTTACGTTAACTGGGGCGACGCCACCCTGTATCGTAACAACGGGCTGCCAACCCAAACCCACTCCACCTAGTGGGCCAGCATCAACCTCGACATAGATAGTAACGGAATCATTATCCGATTCGAAAGAAGTGAGTACCTTGTTGGATGGATTGGTGCCACTAGCGTACACCTTGTTACTTATCGTCCCGGCCCCGGTAGCATTCACAACAAACACAGCAGTAGTTACATTCTGTTTGAGTTGGCCTCCGATACTCCAATCGTTCCTTACTCCGCCACGAACTACGTCAGTAACAACACGCTCAGCAGTTAGTGTAGCATTCGCAGTCTTTACGACATATTCAGCCTCAACAGGAGCCCCGCCGCCAGTTCCTCCGGTATCCGGTTCAGTGACGGCACCGGGACCGATGATCCGGTTCGGTTCAGTAACACTAGCAGGAACATCCGGCATTACACCCACGCTCCCCAAAACACGTAATCGCCCACCACTGTGCCGTCCAAATACCACTCTGCCAGGTCAACATTCTCAAGCGTCAATACTGCCTTTGCCACCAAAAGGAATCCGCGCTGGTCCGTAGCTACAGCCCTCACAGCCGGGCCGCCTATAAGTACTTCAGCCTGGTTACTAGACGCAGAACGTATATCCGCCCTAGACACCACCAGAGACTGTTCCGAAAGCCTGCGAGGCTTGTCTACCACTGCCACCCTAGCACTACCATCAATCGGAACGGGCATTCTAACCCTCCAAGATACCGCCTGCCATTACAACTGGGGCAGCCGTAAACGTGATCAAACTGTTCTTTCGCAGCCTGCCACCAGGCTGGATAACTGCGGAAGTGAACACCTTCGCCCTACCATTACGAGCTGTGTCACAAAAACCACCACTAGCAACAACAAGATCGACGCTATCTCCTGACACGGCATCATGGTCATATACCAACGTGCCCCCAGGACCCACAGTCAACAAGCCCGCCTCCTCGATATCCTTAAAGCAAATCCCAGCTTCGATCCGGCCTTCGGTAAGGTGACACTTGATCAGGTTCGTTCCACCACGCTGCTCATACATTGCTAACGTGTCCGCCATCACCTCTACGGTCAGCCGAAGATCATCAGTAGGATTGCTCACGTAACCTGTCTTGATGATCGACCCAGCCGCCCATTCAACACTGGCGCCCACGGTAACAGTGCCACGAAACAGATTCATCCTAATCCACTCACCGGCATCACCTGACTGGCCGGTAAGTACACATGGATATGAGGGGCGAAGCATCGAGACGGTAATCTCGTCTATCTGGCTGGCCACACCCAACTTGTCACAATCTATAGCACAATCAATCGAACCGTACACCTCGATCAAATCGGCAGAGATAGGAATAGGAGCAGCGGGCGTGCCGAACTTGTAGAGATTAAACGATTCAGGAATGTAAACCTTAGCCAGATTGAGATTCAGAGCACCAGTACTAACGACATGTCCATTCCCAATCACGATAACCGTATCACCAGCAATGGGCAATGACCCGCCTTCGTAATGGCCGGCCAAGTTGAAGTCAGTTCCGGTTAGATACTTCGTTGCCATACCAACTATCTCCTATGGAGGATATTCCTCATTCAAATCAGGATCACTATAACCCACAGCGCGAAGCTGCTCTTTCAGAAATACGCCACCTGGCAATATGATTGGACCCTGACTGATTAACAACTCATTGTTCTCACTCGCATCAACAACTCCCACCGACCCAATATAGAAAATGATAGCATTGCCGGTTTTGACAACTGGCACATACTGAAACAAACCCCCTAGCACAAACATGCTCTGTCCCGCACCAAATAACCGTGTCATACGAAATAAACCGGAGCTCATTACAAAATCAACAGCGGCATCTGAACGAAAATCCCTGTCACACTCTACCACACCACCATCAATCGCCCAGTATCCAGGTCCGGTAGGAGAGGCTATATTCTCTAACCTGATTTTTGAGAATGATCCTGAGAGAACAACAATACCGCTACCCGGGAATGAACAGGATGAACCAACAATCACTCTACCCGACTTGACAAAAACATGTTCCACATTGCCGGCATTTAGTGTAAGAGCATCGACAAAATTAACAGAGTCCACAACGAATTCCGACAAGACACCACCTTGAGCGTATACACGACCGGATCCTCGAATAACATTTCTAGTTCCGGATCCTGGATTCCATTTGAGAGGATTACCTGGTCCACCGATGTCACCAATGAATCGGGGTGTAGTAATCAACTTAAAATTCGCCGCGGCTCTATCCATGTCGGTAGCAGGAGATACTTGGGACCGTCCATCGAATATCCCTATATCAGTAGCAACAGCAGGTACGCCATTCGTCCAGTTACCGGCACTTCCGAAACTTGTGGCCCCTGGAGCGGCATTCCAATAAGTAGATCCTGCCATTTCAATGCTCTCGATTCGGTATTGTACTACTACTCGTTTCCGATTCGTCTGTCGATCCCTGGCTATCAACAACGTTGCCAGGCTCAAAAAACCTACGCACGCCAGACAAACTCTCGACCGGAAAACTCTTTTTCTTCTTGTTCGCATACGGGTCAAAATCCGAAGGCTTGAATACTTTAGTGCGTCTAGGATCGCGGTTCACGTTAGCTATCAGGGAAAGTAACACTGACATTCGGCTCCATTCCGACCTACCCCTAGCCTCCGCCATCCACAACAGTTCGCGTAACGTAAACTCGCCTGGATCTACACCGACGATCCCGGCGAGCTCGTAGACTGTTCGCCATCCATCGAATCCAGCAGCTTGTCGATGTCGATTTCCAGAATCTTCTTCTCTATCTTGTCTACCGCCGCTATCATCAACTTCATCTGGTACTCCAGAGCTTGGGCCTGATCCTTCCGGCCCAACGCTCGGAAAAAATCTACAAGCTCCTGGTAGAATGCCGTAGACGCCGCCTGGAACGCCTCGCCACTCATAAGCTCGGCGAACATGACATCAGACACACCTCGTTCCTCTGCCTGCTTCTTCACCAGGACGAAGATAATGTCCACCAACAAAATGATGTCCGTTCCCAACCTGGTAAGCAACGGAGGATCCCCGGCACGCAGATCCAACAAATCGATACCCAGCAAAGCACGCACCAGTTTCACGGTATTGATATTGAGATTCAACTCCCAAGTCGCGTCATTCTTGTCAGCAAACTGTCTCACTACGAACTCCTATACAGAACACCCAGGTAATACGTCGCAGCAACAACCGACCCGTTAGTAATCTTGATCCGATCTACAGGAAGCCCAGTCAACGGATTCGCAACTCCCTGACCATTCGTCCATGTAAACGGCTGGGTCGCCGCCAATTTCTGGGCGAGCAGCGTAGCGGGAGTCACCGACTCAAAATCTGCCATTGCACGCTGATCACACTTCATGGCAATCATTTCCATCAAGTCGCCGTCAAAGTCAGTATCCACCACCACCTCTACACTCACCACCACCGCCGTACTGGTTGCAGGAAGAGTATCGCCTTCCCCAGCGGGAGTCTCATCGAATGTAATTGCGTTAGCAGTAGCAGTATCAATCGTCAACTGCCTGCGAACCTTGTGACTACTATCCGTTGGGTCAGTCCAGTGTACGTTAATGATCTGAGCAGCGGTGAGCCCATGACCGGTGGCAAGATTATCCACTCCACCGGTACTTCGTAACCCGGCAACTCCGGCAGCCAGTGCTACGACATGACTTACCTGACCAGTAGCGGTTTTGGATATCGCGCCGGAAAACTCCACCCCGCCTACGGAGATGGTTTGTGTAATCGTCCCGGTTGGCATAACTAAACTCCTAGACAACCACCCATGCGTTGTACTTCACCAGCTTCACACTCACGGAAACAATAATCGCTTCCTCCAACGGCTCGGACCGCTCAAACGAAGTGACAGTGAAGTTCCCCTTCAGGCCCTCGGCGCCACTTGTTGCCCTATCCTGGTCGAGAACAGCGAGCTCCAGAGCAGTTCCGTTAAGATAGGCGTTCTTAATGGCAGTAAACCCAGCGTCACCGGGTTTCCACACCATCTCAAAATCGACCGAAGCTGAACGTAATGTGGCGGCGGTCGCCCTCCAGCCGGAATTCGCCCTGCTAGTAACATCAGCCTCTCCTGCCTCGAGACTCAACGTAACATCCCGCACGTTGTCCATCACGGTAAGACTTCCCAAGGCCACATCTACTGCACCCTGGTAAATCTTTGCCTTCATTCCTAATAGATATTCCGGCATTGCAATCTCCTAGACTTAGCTAGTCCACAAATTATCTAGTCGCTCAAGCCCACGATCAAACGCTGGACCCATAAACGGCCTGGCCCGGTACCTAACCAATCTGCGCTTACCACGAACAACCAGAGCAAGAACCCCACCATACTCAAGAATTGGGGGAACCACACCCGGGGCGCCTTTTGAGTCACGAGCGAAACGTTCATTTGTCGGCCCTATGATGACACTCAGCGGCCGCTTCTCAGCACCGAACAAGATAGTCCGCTTCAGGTGTCCAGTATGCGTAGTAGGGGGCGTACCAGGCGGGCTGATACTCTTAGACTTCCTAATACTACGGATACTAATACCACGAACGTACGCACCAAACGCCCGCATTCCCTTGTAAGCCTGATCACGCCCGTACTGGAATACGGCGT